TTTACTTACTCTTGCATCCACATCATCTGCTCTTTCTGCAGATCCCATAGGAATAAATCCACCACCTCTATAATCCATTTCCATACCTTGTGGTAACACACTTCCACCCATATTGTAACCCGTAATCCCCAATTGCTGCAGTGGTAATGTGTTGTTCCTTCCATAACCCATTCCACTATAACTTTCCTGTCCCCCACCACCTAATCCTATTTGTGAATTTGCTTGTGCGAAAAGATTTTGTATGGCAGGTGCTTGCCCTAATCTAGTATTAACATTTTGTAAAGAATTTTCAGCTTGTGATACACCTTTTGTTAATTTATCTAGTCTTGGAAAAACAGGCATATTATTATTTCCTAATCCTGTTTGTTGCATTTCTGGAAGTGTCTCATATCCTGTTTGGATTCCTGTTCCTGCACCTTGACCGGAGTTTCCTAAAATACCCATTCTGCCAAGCATTCCACCTTGATTTAATTCTACTCTTCCACCCATATTATATTGAGGTTTAGTTAATATTCCTTCTTCTATGTAGCCATCATAATCACTTCTATTCATATCACCACTTCTATATAAATTATTTATATATAAATTATAATACTCTTGTTTACGATCTTCGGGTATTAAACCTTCTTCATCCGCAAATAAAGCATTTAATACGGCTTCTTGTTCATTTTGACCAGGACCTACTTCAAATTTTAATTTATTATCAAATAGATATTCTTTAGGTTTCATCTCTACAGTTTCAACTGTTTCTGCCATAGTATTAAAATCAGGTTCTTTTTCACCTTTATTAAACATACCCATAATACCTTCCATAACATCACCACCCATACCATAACCTACTCTACCGCCCTCTGAAAAAAATTGAGAAAGTATATTGTCAATTTCTTCTTGTGTATAATTATATGCACCCATAGAACTTTTAACTGCATCAATCATTGATTGATCTGCTCCAGCTTGTGATGCTGCTTGTTCTACTGCTAATAATGCTTCATCTCTATTATAATCTTTCATAGCTTTATTTGCTTGTGCATAAGCTAAATCTCCAGTTGCACCTGAAAAAGGAACTGCTCCTGCTGTTGCTAATTCTTTTAAAGATACATCCGCTGCAAAAGGATCGCTTAAAGTTTTTTGTGCTCCTCCTGCAAGATCAGCTAATTTTGCTCCACCTTTTAACATAAAGTTTTTAGTTTTATCTAATCCTGAAAGTCCTGAAGTATCATAATTAAAACCACCCATGCTTTGACCTGGCATATTTCCTCCAGCAATTTTTACTGCTTCACCTGGATTCATTGCTCCTCTCATAGTACTTGCAGCCCCAGGTGCTGTCATTGCTCCTTGCAACGCTCCTAGTCCTACAGATAAAGGATTAAAATCTCCTTCGCTACCTTCTTGTGCTAATTGTGATCCTAAATTTAAACTACCTGTTAATAAACCTCTTCTAAATAATGAAGATAAACCACTTCCTCCAGCAAAACCTGCTGGTAGCATGTAAGGTGCAAACGCTGCAGCATAAGGTAATAAAGGTTTTAATTCATTAGGTACTACTTTATCTAATACCTTTGATATTGGTTTTGTGAATTTTTTTACAAACTTTGAAAATCGTCCCATAATTTTTTATATTTTAATTGTTGATTTGCAAGTTTGCAAGACTTGTATATATGCTATTGTATACCAATTTACTAGACTTTTCACCTTTAGTCAATCTAGAATAAATTAGTATTAGTACCTAAATCAAGGCCTTCTACTACTATATGTACACTTCTAGATATGTGTTCTGCTTTAGTGGATGTACTTACATTTTGTACATCGGTCATCGCTTCAGCGTCAGAGTTATACTCTTGACCTGTCTCTAAATTCTTTAAAGTTATCTCTACTCTTGGTGTAATAACCGGGACCTTCTTACCGTCGATTGTTTCATATCTTAAACTTGCTTCTTGTTCTACAAACATTATCTATCCTCTCTACTTGTTTCTAATATTGATATAATAGCACTTATACCTGTTGTAACTGAAGATTCAAGTTTTAACACATCATTTTCTTCTAGTATTACTGGTCCTTTTGCAAGATTACAAATAGTAGGTCCTGTAATATCTGCATAAGCTATTTGATAATCAGTTGCTGTAGAAGAATCAGTAACTGTTGCCTTAACTATTTTAGTACCAGATTCATTAGTCACTTGTATATTTTGAATAATAGATCTTGAATTACTTGGAACAGTATAAACTGTCACTGAAGTAGTTACTGCCGGATCATAAAATGAATTTTTATATATATTTGCCATTAATATCCATCCTGTACTAATAATAAATCAAATGTTGCAGAAGCAGAAGAAGTAGAACTAGCTAGTCCAGTTACTTGTATATCAGTCTTTTCTCCATAAGCACCACCATCTGGAAAATTAATATAAGTTAAACCACCTCTTACTTCTAAATATTGTTTAGTTTGAAAACCTGCATCAGTAATAGTATTATCTCTAGTAATAACTTTAAAAGTCATTTCTTGATCTTTTCCACTAGATACATTTAAAGATAATAAGTATCCTGTATAACCATTAGGTACAGTATAGACTGTCATTAATGTCTGTCCATTTGCAGCGTCTATATAAGCTGCAGTATTAGTAGTAGAAGAATAAGTTGCCGTTATATTTCCTACATTATTCCCAGTAGATCCAGCCGTTTCAACACTCATTCTAAATACTCTTATGAATTCAATTCCTGTAGTTACTACTGGAGTTGTTCCTGTTAAAGTAATGGTTGTTTCTAATAAATTAAAACTAGAATCTAAACCTTGTATTCGTAAAGTTCTTGCTCCTGTTCCAGCAGCTACATCATTAGCACTGCTACTAACTACACTTAAAGTTTGAGCAGACGTTTGAAATATAATATTACTTGCTGGTTCCCAAATAGTTTCAAAAGCTCCTGATCCAATAGAACTATTGTAGCCAAATTTATTAATAATAGAATATCCTGGTACTTTCCCTTGCTGTACTGCTAAATAAAATGGAATATCACTTACTGTACTACCACCTGTAATTGGATTTATATTATTGCAACTCATTAGCAGCCAAACCTCATATTAAACCAAGAAAATCTTTCACCTTCTTCTTTTAACTGTGTTAAAAATGTAGAGTTTAATTGTTCAACTACTGTGGACAACGCTCTGTTAATTTGTCTTTGATTATCTTCCGTATATTCTTTTTTAGGTTCAGGTAATCTTACTACAATTTTTGTCATTATCTTCTTCCATCTGGTTGAAGGTCAACTTGGAATGTTCCAAATCTCCATGATTGGCCGCTACCTATATTTTCTACTTTAATATTTGCATATCTTCCTCTGGCTCTAGTATCTACTTTAGTGGTACTAGAAGTAATTACAAAAGGACTTAAGGTTGTACCTGTTGCATTATCAGCAGGATAATCAGAAACAGATATAGTTACATTGCTATCTCCTACTAAATTTTTAAAGTTAGGTAAAAATCTTCGCATAGCTAAAAATACCTCACTTTGTTGTGCTTGTAAAGAGAAGTCAAAGGATTGTACAAAAGAAGTTAATGTAGTTGTTGTACCATCTGGATTTACTTGATCTGTTCCTACTTCTTGTTCAAAGAATACACTTTGTCCTAAACCGGTCTCACCTATGATAACTGGAAAACTTCCAGTATTAGAACTATTATATGCAGTTGCATAAGGTTGAGGGTATACTAATGAATCAATCCAAGTTGTTCTTATAGAATTAGTATTAACTCCTGTATACCAATTACCCATAGGTACTGGAGTATTAGTTTGTCCGTAGTTAAATACTACATATCTATTATTAAATTCTGATCCTTGTGATGGATACCACCAAGTTACTTCTGTATATAAGTTATTAATCCCTGCATTTACTTGTTGACCTTTAGTTGTATCAAAGTCATCATAAACATAATCTTCCACTGAACAAGGTAAAGTATTAACAGTACCATCAAAAGAAAAGAAACCATTACTAGACATCCAATAAGCCACCCCATCAATTTCAATTGCTGCATTCTTACCAATCAATCCGCAGTTCGTGCCCACCTGTTCAAAACCAAATGTAAATGGAGCTCCAACAAATTTCATTGTGTATAAAGCATTATCAGTCCACACTAAAATATTTTCTTTAGCTTTAATAGCTCCCACAATTTTAGTACCATCTTGTAATCTAAAAGTACCGGCTGTGTTAGTTGCTAATACATCATAAACATCTATTTGTTCATTAACTGAAAATCTAATAAACATATCATCTTGTGTAGTTGGATCGCCGATAGTTGTTTCTGTTCCAAAGTGAATTAAGTGACGTGTAGTTGGAGAAATTAAAGTATCCCTAGTCGCTGTAGGATTATTAGTAGTTACAAACCCTGAAGTTGCTGTTGAAGCTCTTACTGTTAATCGCGCCGAGTCTCCTGAATTCCAAGTAAATGTTTTTCCATTAGCAATCGTTGCAACAAGTACTTCACCAAAATTACTTAAAGACCAAAGTCCCGGTTCTAGTGTTATACTAGATGCCAACACTGCTTCACCCCAAGCAACACCACCCCATGTTCCAACACCCCAACCATAACCGTAAGTTTGTGCAGCAGGACCAACAGTTTCATAAGGAGTTACTCCCACACTTCCACCGGTAGCAACTGTTGCTGTTGCGTTAGAAGATTGGTTGATGGTAAAAGTTGTAAGACTTGGAACTGTAATTACTTGAAATAGTTTATCTTCAAAATCAGCGTCTACATAACCTGTACCTACAGGTACAGTAACTGCATCTAATAAAACAATATCACCTATTGATAGTCCATGATTTGATCCTGTTGTAAAAGTACAAATAGGAGAGCCGGAAGTTGTTGAAAATGTTGCAGCTGCAAGAGTTGTTTTTAATGGAGTGACATCAAAAAATTGTCCTTCAAAATAAATAATTAGAAACTTATCTGTTCCTAAAGCCACATATCTATTGCCATCGTTATCTACAAAGGCATGCATTTTTCTAGTTACCCCTACTAAAGATTC